TCTTCATTTGAACAACACAAGGTTTCTCAAAGAAGTATCCTATCACTCTTCCTTGTGGTCCTTCCTCAGTACGCATCTCAGTGAGATCAGTAATAATATCTTCTCCAGATTTAAGGAGGCATAATTTAATTGTCATAATTTAAACCCAACGTGTAACTGTTAATTCAATAGAGTTATCATCCATCTCCCATTCTTCTTCAACTTGAAATCCCATTTTCTTAACTTGATTGTGAATTGTCATTCTAGCATACTGTTGGTTTACTTTGTCAAGAAACCTTTCTACTGAGATAGGTTGATTCCAAGTTTCCAAATCTGCAACCAATTCATACTCACCTGATACTGGATTCATACGAAAACCAACATCTTTTCCAATAGCAAGTTCTGCTTCTACTGTCTCATGGCCAATACCATGAGAACCAGTAACTTTAAGTTCCTGATCTTCCTTTACATCATACTGAAGAAGAACTAATGCTTCTTCTAATTCAGGTTTGTTCTTGATTTTCGTTTTGATTCTGCTGAAGTGCGACATTGTTAGAATAGAATTCGGGTTTAAATTGACGGGTTTCTAAAGTTCCAAGTTTCTTCTCTATTGATTCAGTAATTTCAACACACTGATGAGAAGTAAAACCAGTTGCTTCTTCAGTCACATAACCATCTTGTCTGATAGTGAACTTAAGCGTTTGTTGGTTAGGCATTTGTAATTTTTTGTAGTAGATTTTTCTTTACTGGTTGCTCTTCTACAACTACTTCCTCAACCTTAACTTCCTCAACAGGCCATGGAACATCATATTCCCAATTCTTTTCTGTATCAAAAGTTTCTGCTGGATTACCCAAACATCTTTGTAATAATCTAACACGAATAGTATCCTTTTTGAATACTGGTTGTGGAGTTACAATCCTACCAAGTTCAATATACTCTACGCAGGAAGTTGTTTTTGGTTCCACTACTGGAACATATTCTTTTTTAGCCATAATTAAAACTTTTTCTGATGGGTATCAATATCCCCATGTTCAATATTATCTATACTTTCTATATGACCATGATCTATATCAATGTGCCATTTCTTTTCAAGTGCATCAGCAATCCTTGAAAGACTCCTAGAAATGTCTTCAAAAATTTCTTCTTGTTCGTCTGTAATCATGATAAAACTATATCTGTAGTAATTATAGCAAGAAAAAAGACCCCTGTAAAGGGGTCTGATCCATCTCGAACTCAGTTCTATTTATAGATACTCTTTACGAGTATGATGTTCTGGGACTATTTTATTTAATTCCACTGTAAGGAGTCCATCTTCAAACTTGACGGATCCAACCTTCGTATCGTCGGAGACCGTCCAAACTCGTTCAAAGGAACGTTGGGCCAATCCTTTATAGACAAATTCTCCATCAACTTCTGATTCTTCTTTCTTGCCTTCCACATATAATTTTCCAAACTCCGTATAGACTTTGAGTTCATCTTTCTTAAACCCCGCCAAGGCGATTTCGAGTTTCGATTCATGATTATTTAATTGTATTAAATTATATGGTGGATAGTTTGATGTTGTTTCTTGAAAATCAAATACACGATCAAGATAGTCATGCATTCCAATACTGTTCTTTGAGATCCTATCCAATAATGCTGGAAGATCTGCAGCGGTGTACCTTGCTAGGTTACCCATAATAGTAGCTCCTTATTAAGCGAGTGTTTTAAGTTTGGATCCTTTCGGCATCCAATACTAATTATAACACTTCTATCTAAAACACCTATACGGTTATACGCATCTCTCTAATGGAAGATATGTCAATGAATCTATATTACCCAAACTACCTTTAGACCAAGTATTAAATGACAAACTAATTCTCTCTTCATCAGATTGATTATATGGAACAGAATGTTGCAAATTACTTGGAAACAATATTAACTCACCTTTGTTCAATGCTAAAGAGAAATTATGAGAATTAAAATGATTATAACCACCTTCTACTATAGACAAGTTAAAATCTCTAGTCCCATTCTTTTGAAATTGAATAGGTGGTAATTGATCATTAATTGCAGGATACCACACACCACTAATTATACTATTTGGATGATGATGAATATGATGATGTTCTCCTTTAACACTTTTATTCAACCATGACTGAGTAATAACCAACTTATTAGAAGATCCAAGTATCTTATTAGAATATAAATTAAGTTTTTCTTCAATAAATGAACGGATATTTTTTAACTCTGGGTTATCGAGAATAAATGTATCTTTTGACTGTCTATTATAATGTGAATTTATTTTTTTCTTAATGAGATCAACTTCACCATTTTTTCTAGTACATTCATAATCACGACACCATTTCTCTTCCCTACTATAATCAATTGTACACTTACAAACTAATAGTGGAGTAGCAAATAATTGAATCAACTCATCGTTAATTTTATTAGTTTGAGGTGCTACTTTTGGTTGAGTTGTCTGTTGACCCAAATCACCAAACGAAAAATCATCTAGTGTAAGTTCAACTTTCTGTTGGTCAAATTCTTGTGGTTTATCTTGAACCTGATTACCATAATTTAAATAATTCATAATAAAATCCCCTATTTAATCAGATGTTTCTTGAGTCTTTCCTTTTTTTCCAATATTATACTTCTGCTCCAATACCCAATCTCCCTTATCCTTATAAGCAAGAACTTTGATTTGATTAAGTGGAGCAATGTCGGATACTGAATCTGATTTTACTACAGATATAAGACCCCAATCAGCAAGAAGACGAGCAATACGATTCCGACGCTGAACGTCGTTAACAGTAAGGTTAGCGTGCTTTCCATCAAGGGCAAACAACTCCTTAAAATGTACTATATAATATCTACCTTGTTTATGTAATATATGACAACTTTGGTAAAGTTTCTTTTCTTTTCTTGATGCTACACCAATTCTTGTTAAAGTCTCACGGACTTTTAAAAAATCATCAGGTTCATTCAGAGTCACTTCTACCATTTGGTCTTGAGACCATTGTACGGTAGGTTCAACGGTGGCAGTCATTTCGATCCTCCAGTTTCAAGTCGTTGTTTAATGTAATTAATTTGTTCAGGGGTTAATATCTTCAAAGCATTAGATGCTTTTTCGTTACTATAACCATAGTATTGTTTAATGATTTCAAGGTCTGTGACTTTTTCCTTTCGGAGCCAGGGACTAAATCTCTTCTTTTTCCTAAGTGTATTTAGATAAAAAGAATATTGCATGTCCTTGTCTAGGTTAGGATACCTATTCATCTCATTAGTAAAGAGCACACAATCCAGATGTCCTGATAAACAACGATTGATAATATAAGGAGGATAATTTTTTATCTCAGAAGGATCTTCTTCAATAAGATTTTCCTTATTGAAGTTAATAGAATTGAGCCAATCTTTCAATTCGGTCATCTTCCTTCTCTTGATCTATTACGAATAGTGATATGATTACCTTCAATTTTAAACTCTAGGTAATCAGTGTGATCCCACTCAAGTTCTTCATACAGACCATTTAATTTGTCCATATCATCCCATAAGTCAGTGGGAGTGGGTTCTCCCCAAAATGGATTATCGTCTGGATTCATCGTATTATTTGAATGTTGTCATCTTCTGTCCAGAGTTCGACCTTATCTCTGAAACGACCTTCTTGTTTAAGTTTCTCATAACGTTTGGTTGCCTTTCGTTTCCACCAAGATATAATGTTATCTAGGTAGAATTTATCCCAGTTCTGTCCACGTATTAACTTATCTTCATCCCCACGTATTACTTCCCTAACATTTTGATAACCATAATCAGATATATAAAATCGTTTCTTTTGGGTCAAACCAAATGCCATCTTAATCACATCATTAAATTCATTTAATTTCTCTTCATCCTGTAGTGATTTTTTAATACTTGCAATCATCTTTGTCTGCCTCTTCATCTTTTTAGATGATGCCCTATTGTCAGTCAAAGGAGTGTTATTATTTAATATTGTAAATCGGTCATGAAGTTCATGAAATACTTGATCATGAAGCAATGGAAGAAACTTACTCTCGGTTAAACCTTTATATCTCATAAAAGGTTTGAGTCCATCATACTGTGAGGCTGATGTAGTAGATCCATATAATGAAGTAGTCTCAAACAATGCAATATCCTTTTCAAAGACTTCATTAAGAGTCTCTCTTGCAAAATGAGACACACACATCAATGCAAGTAATTTGCCACCCAAATAATTATATCCAAAAGGTTGAGATGGAACTATTACAAATCCCATAGCAGCATGACGATTGAATAAAGAAAGGTTTGCTGGTTGACCTAACCATAAATTTCTAGGCTTTGAATTAATAGTGGGTGAACCAAACCTTATGAAACCTAAGACTTGTTGTGTTCGTTTTTCAAATATCATCCAACGCAATTCTCTACCAGGAATATTACTCTCATTATTATGAGATG